TAATGCTGCAAAAGCTATTATGGCTGCAGGTGCATTAAGTGTGAGAGCATATATTACGCATGGTGTGCTAAGTGGTGGTGCTTGTCTTCGTGTAGAAGAAAGTGATCTTACAGAGCTTGTGATTACAGATAGTATTGAAGATCATTGTCCTAAAGACTGTAAGAAAACAAGGCAGATTACACTTGCAAGTTTGTTTGGAGAAGCTATCCGTCGTGTAACAAATGAAGAATCTATAAGTAGCCTTTTTGTGTAACATTTTATAATAAATAATACTAGAAGGATACAGCATGAAAAAAACAACAAGAACAATACTACAAGAATTAAATAATCTTTCTCTAAATAAAAATACAGATTTGTTAATTGAGTCAACTGCTAATAATATTATTAACAGCAGTATAAATTTAATAAATCTTTTTTATAAAAATTACACAGTTGAAGATGCAAATGAACTTGAAAGAAGATTTATCAATAGTATCCGTTGTAACGATCCAAAAAAATTTAAAAGAGGTATCCAAAAAATAATAGAAAATAAAGGTCAAAAAAATGCTCCTTAAGGAAGGCGGCAATGTTTTCAAAAATCCAGACAAATCATTAGCCACTCAAAGAATAAACAAAGTTGATGTAGAAACCACACTAGCCTGGTTAGAAAAAATTACAGGATTACCGCATAATGATTTCAAGTTAGGCAGCACGGGGTTAGCAGATACATCAGGTGATCTAGATGTAGCAGTAAATATTGATGATGTATCAAAAGATGAAATGGTGCAAAAATTATCTGCTTGGTGTAAACAAAACGGTAAAAACCCAAAAGAATGGATTGCAAAGTCTGGTATTAATGTACACTTCAAAACTCCAATTAATGGCGATGAATCATTAGGATTTGTACAAACTGATTTAATGTTTGGTAATCCTGATTGGCTGAAATGGAGTATGCGTGGAGAACCTGGCGGCAGTCAGTACAAAGGCAAACACAGACATTTATTGTTAGCTAGTATTGCAAAAGCCCAAGGAATGAAATGGAGTTATCTACGAGGACTCCTTAATAGGGCTACAGATGATGTAATTTCAGATCAACCAGATGAAATTGCAAAAATGTTACTTGGTAAAAATAATGATGCTAAAAGTTTAGAAACTGTGACAAGCATTTATGATGCTATCAGAGGAAGAAACGATTTAGATCAACTTACTGCAGATGCTCGCACTGCATTTGAAAGAGACAGACTCACACTACCAGAAGGCACAGAGATCCGCCGTATTAAGGAGCTAGCCGGAATATGAGATTTTTTGAATTTTATCAGTCCAACTCAATACCACTTATGGAAGGAGCACGTATCCAGCATGCCGAAGACATAGTCTTTTGGGAGGGAAGTAAAGGTGCAACACGGGCAATCGAAGCTTTAAAAAATCTAGAACAAGGTGGACATACCGACGTCACTGTAAAGTGGGACGGGTCTCCTGCTATTATTTTTGGAAGAAATGAACAAGGCGAATTTATATTAACTGATAAAAGTGGTTTTACTGCAAAGGGTTATGATGGTAAAAGCACTAGTGCAAAAGATCTAGAGAAAATGATCTTAAATAGGAAATTAAGTAAAGGTATCGAACCTGAAGATTCCTATAGACAATTTGCAGGTAATATGAGAGATATCTTTGACGAGTATGAAAAAGCTACTCCACGGAACCACGTAGGTTATTTTAAAGGCGACTTGCTTTACTACAATACTCCTTTGTTAAGTAAAGGTAATTTTACTTTTAAACCTAATATTGTAACTTATACAGTTGATGCTAAAAGTATGCTTGGTATGCAAATTGCTAAGAGTAAATCTGCTGTAGTGATCCATAATGAAATTGATATTGATGGTAACGAAACCAGTTTAAAAATAGATCCTGAAACTTTTTTTAAAAGTACCGAAGTTTTAGTTATGCCGCCTGTAACAGTACAAGAAGCACCACAAGTAGACGATAGCGAAATAAAAAATTTACAAGCGTTAACTAGCAAAAATGCGTCTGCCATTGATGCACTGTTAGATAAAAATACTTTAGCTTCATTAAAAATAACAGATTTTCCTAGTATTTTATATACATATGTAAACAGTAAAGTTGATACAGGCATGGAAAATTTAGGTAGAGATTTCCTCGAATGGTTATCTACTAGTAAAGTTAGTCAAACTAAAAAAGCTAAAATAGCAGAATATGTTGGCAAACAAGAAGCAGGCTTTTCTGCTATCTGGCAAATTGTCGCAGGTATACAAAATGTAAAACACGACATCATTAATCAGTTAGAAGCACAAGATGTTCCTGTCAAAGCATATATAAATGACAAGCCAGGCGGTGAAGGTTATGTAATGACGCATCCAGAAGGTGCAATAAAGCTAGTAGACAGAGGCGGATTTACAGCCGCAAACAGGGCAATAGAGAGATAATATGCAATTAGACTTTATCCAAAGCCTTAACGAAGCTAGATTAACAAGAGGTAGTAGAGACGAACGCATCTTAACCTACAACGATTGTTGCGAAAAATTTTATTTAATTATTCTAACCTTAAACTTTATGAGGAACTTTCCTCATAATAGTCCTTTTGTTCGTAAGTATGCAAAAAATTCGCTTTTTACAAATTATACAATCTTTAAAACAAGTGGTACTGATTTATACAATCTAATTTATTTTATAACCGGAGATGAAACTGCACTGGCAAAGTTAAAAGATCCTGATGCAGCAAATATCCTGCAACAGAAAAGAACATTTCCTTTGCCTAACGTGAAAGAATTCCTACAACAGCTATCAACAGGGAACATACCTGTTAATGCACAACGGACATTAATTAAAATTGAAAATGGCTTAGATATAGAGAATAGCGAGTATAAAACTATTAGAAGGAATATCGGTAATATACATACATTAAAAGAAAAAGCTATCAAACAAATTGCTACAAAATTACTTTTTGCTGCAAGAGCAAAACTAAGAAGTAGCGATATTATAGAGCATCTAAGTAAATTTATAGGACAATATGATTTTGAATCATACGCTACGAAAGATACTGAACCACAATTTACAAATCAAGATATTGACGTAGATAATAGATCTCTACTACTTTACAGGTTACTTACAAAAGAAACTAATATAATGTTAATCAAGGGTTTCTTAGAGAATGTTGCTGAAGGAAAAAGTATACCGAGTACAATGGTAAAAGCCTATGCACCTGTTGTAAAAATTGTAGATGATATCATAAAAGGAGGACCTGGATACATAGAAATGTTAAAGGTAATTCAAAAAAGAGCAAAAAATAATAAGTATTGATATATTATTAATTTTTTTTGATAAATAATATTAGAAACTCCAAATTGGAGTGCCAAGATAAAGGAGAATGAAATGGCAGATTTAAGAGCAACTACAGTTGCAGCTAATTACGAAAAATTTAGCAAATCACAAACTGATGTAGGAAAAGAGTTTGTTGTCGGAGTGGCTACTGGAGCTACTGATGCACAAATGAAAAAGATTATGGCACAATTAACACTAGCAGCCGGCGACGGTACTGGCACAGATGGCGACGGATATGATGCATTTACTGTATGTGCTGTAGGCACTGCTACTGGTTATGCTCATGTTCTTAAGCTACAAGGTACTGGTACACCAGACCTCACCACTGTCGATGGTATTGCCTTAACTGAACTTGCAGTATTTGAACCAGCTAATTAATTATTATCTATAATTTATACAGCTTTAAAAGCACCACTTTTACGTGGTGCTTTTTTTTTGACTTGTAAATAATTTTATGAGAGTAAAAATAACCACATTAATTGATGTTTCAGAAACATCAAGGATTAGACCAAGTCAATCTATTGAATATAAACAAAGTTGTAATTACAACACTTTCCTTCAAACTATATCTTTAACTTCAAACTTTGTATTAGAATCTATCACTGAAAATCATGTTGGAATAGGTCACATGAATTTTGGCAGTGCTTATAAAGGAAAGCATAAATATTGGGAATTAATTTTCAGTACAGAATCAGCAGACGCACAACAGTTGAATGATTTTATTGAATATTTTAATCTTGTACCAATTATAACTAATCTGAAAGAAACAGTAACTATTACTCCTTCTTGTATTCAAACTGAAGATGTTGAATTATGTAATACATTCTTTTCTATTTTAGAATAAATATATTACTATGTTTGGAGATGGAATGTCAGTTACTAATTTAGAAAAAGATAACCTCGAAGCCCATGTGGAATTATGCCATGTGCGTTATGGAAGCTTAGAAAAACGATTAGGGGTTATAGAAGAAAAAGTAGAAAAAATTCATGAAGATTTAGTTTCTGGTAGTAAAGCATTAATGAAAGTATTCATTGGAGCATCTGTTACAATTATTGTAGGATTTATGTCTACTTTAATAGTTATATTGGAAAAATTAGGATAATGCTAATCACAGAAATTCTTAATATCAATGAAAAACAAGTATGGGCTAAATCCGGAAAAAAAGTTATCCGGAAATTTAGATGTGTAGGAGGTAAAAGGAACGGTAGGACAGTTTCTTCACCGAGCCAATGTTTTGCTCCAATTGATTTGAAAAAAAGTGTAAGATTAAAAAAAACTAAAAGTCGATTAGGGTCATCATTAAGTAGAAAAGCAAATAAAACTAAAAGAACAAATCCTGCATCACGTAGGGTAAAGTCAATGAATAAAGGAAAATAATGAGAGTAATTGATATTATAAAAGAAAAACAGCTCACAGTTGTAAAAAATGACCTTAAAGCTACTACTCTAGTAGATCCTGCAACAAAAATACAAACTATTATACCAAAAGATCCAACCAAACCTGGTATGATTTCTAAAGATCCTGCAACAAATTCTTTTAAATTAAATACTCAAGATCCTGGAGAAGTTGATCAAACCATCAAGCCCGGTGATCCGGTTGAACTAGATGATCCTGGCATGATAGAAAAAGCTGTATCAAGGAAGCAACAACGTTTTATGGGCATGGTACATGCAGCACAAAAAGGAGAGCAGCCGGCATCAGGTGCAGTAGCAAAAGTAGCAAGGAGTATGAAAAAGAAAGATGCAAAAGATTTTGCCAGCACTAGCCACAAAGGACTACCTGAAGAAATATGAAAATAAATGAACTTTTAGGCGAATTTGGCATTTACACTAATCGAGAAGAACAAACTCTACTAGACAGTTTGATAGAAAAGAAACAATATAAATACGCTGACTTTACAGAGCGCAATACAGTGGTCATTGACAACCTTGTAAAAAAAGGTTTGGTTATAAAAATTGGGAATAATCCTATCACATCACTTTTTGTTAAAAATGTCTAAAGATATAATTGCTAGATTAGATAATATCATTACCAAGTCTCCATCACTAAAATTTATTCCACAAGTATCTAAAGAAAAAATATCAATAAATTTATACGATATCATAGAAACAAACGGTTTTTTTACTATTATCCATGCAAAAGATAAAAAAATTTTAAATTATACGTGGACGAAAGCCGCTGCTATTGCATTGGTACACACATATTTGTTAAAAAATGATAATGAAAAAGAAATCACAGAGTTAGATGCACTCATAGAAAAAAACAAAAGAGATTCTAATTTTTATCGTTATTCATTAAAACACCAAAGAAATAAAAAAAAGAAAATGATTTTGCATGCTAGATTAGATCTAGCAGAAAACGACATACACTATGCAAAATCTGAATTGTTAGGAATTATATTTGACAGATTTGATAAATAATTGTAAAATAAAAATAAGGGTAGTAGCATGAATTTACGAGAATTTACAAAACCAGTTACAGTAAAAAGTTTAAATGATAATTTAGCAACTATGTTTGGAAAAAATATAGATACACAAAAATTTACATTAGAACAATTACAAGATACTAGAAATAAATTAAGGACTGTATTGAGCCAAATTGAAACTAATGAAAGTTTTGATTCCGTTCATACAAACGAGTCTTATCAAAAGAATAAAATGTTTTTGAATGTTTTAAATCAAGCTATTGAAGAGAGAAACATACAAGAGGCAAAAAAAGTTGACCAAGATGGCGATGGGAAAAATGATTTTGATGATGTTAGAATTGCTAGAATGGTAGCCTCTGGCATGAGCAAACCTGAAGCTATTGCAAAAGTTAAAGGTAAAAAGAAAGCAGATGAATCTATAATTAAAGAAGGCGAAGAAGATAAAGCAGAATTGGTAATGGCTGCTAAAGATATGGTAGATCGTATTACAGCATGGATGGAAGATACTGCAGAAATGCAAACCGAATCTATGCTAGAATTAGGTGATGCAATCCGTGACGAAATGGGCCAAGAACAATCGCAATCATTTATCGATTCTGTAAAACCAGCACTTGAGGCATTATATCAATCACTTGAAACAACAAGAGGCACACTTACACAAGGTGTAACCATGTTAACAGGCGAAGAAATGCCACCTACGCCAATGGGCGACGAAGATCCAGGAATGGAAGATCCAGGAATGGAAGATCCAGGAATGGAAGATCCAGGAATGGAGCCTACAGTTGATGACGAATCAGCATTTTCAGACGATTTTGCTGCATCAGAACCTGCAGTAGGTGGAGCAGAAGAGGCAGGTAGAATGAAAAGAGAATCTATCCGAAGAGAAATTAAAAAGCAAAAAATAATTGAGCATCAAAAATTATCTTTACAATTAGGTAGAATTCTTAGTTCAAAAAAAAACTAATCATTGAAACATCCGGAGTATTAGGAGTAAAATTAGTCCAAGTACTCCGGACTGTTATTGCAACAGCAGACGAAAACAAACAATCTTTATTTTTACATTTCAATTCAAAACCTAAACCAGAAGCACTAAAAGACGGGGCATTAAACCTTGATCTTAATAAAATAATGCAAAATGTAGACGGCGAACAATTTGACTACCAAAGTTTTAAAAATATTTATGATACTGATCCAAGAGTTAAAGCTTTAGTTCATAACTTTAATGAAGATGGTATTGAACCAAAAACTGAAAAAAATAAGGATGTTGCTACACAAGACAATCAAGAAACTGATAGCGTTGAAAAAATGGCAAAACGTGCCACAGATTTAAATGATTTATGAGCTTAATTATAAAAAAATATGATTACACAAGATTAAAGAAAACTAACGTAAACGGAAGCAGACTATACCAAGTACCTAACGGAAAACCGCTTCCAAGTGTAACAACCATTTTAGATAGCACAAAGGATAAAACAAAGTTATATGAATGGCGTAGAAGAGTAGGTGAAAAGAAAGCACAAGAAATTACAACAGAAGCAGCAGGTGTAGGCACCAGGATGCACAAGTATTTAGAAGATTATATTGATACTGGAGATTGGCCTAAGGAAGGATCTAATCCCTATGCTGCACAAGCCAATAAAATGGCTGCTGTTATTAAAAAAAATGCATTTAATTTTATATCAGAAATTCTTGGATCAGAAGTAAATTTATGGATGCCAAACCTTTACGCCGGAACAACTGATTTAGTCTGTACCTATAAAAATAATCTTGCTATTTGTGACTTTAAACAAACCAATAAACCAAAAAAAGAAGAATGGGTTGATGATTACTATCTACAACTTGTTGCCTATGCAGAAGCTCACAATGAACTTTTTGGTACACAGATATCAGAAGGACATATTTTTATGTGTTCAAGAGATTTAGAATATCAACAATTTGATTTGACTCCACAAGATTACAAAAAATGGCGATCTATCTGGTATGACAGGTTGTACACTTTCTATGAAAATTATTGATCAACCAAAAATTTTTGTAATACGTTTACCCGATACTAATCATCCAACAACTATTTTCCATAACAAGAATTCTTTTCCATACTATAGTACGATGCTCGAATCACTTGAGCAATACAATTATAGCTACGAAATGTTTCCTGCTGTTGAAGGTTGGTCATTAGATAGTAATTTTTTGATTAACTATCAGTTTAAAAAGTTAAACAAAAAAATGACTCACGGAGAGATAGGATGTTTCGTGAGTCATTTTCTATTATGGCAACAAGCTGTAACAATAGACGAGCCTATAATTATTTTAGAACATGATGTGCTAGCAGTAAAAGAGTGGGAACCATTAGAAATAACTGCTAACGTAATGAAATTGAATACAAGAAATATCACAACAAAAAAATCAAAATTGTGTGGTATTTGGCATACTGGAGCATATTCTTATTTAATTACTCCTGCTGGCGCAAAAATTCTAATAAACTTTTCTAAACTCCATGGTCCTATTCCTGTAGATAAAATTATAGGCAATAAGGTGATTGACTGGGCGTATTCTAAGCCTTTTTTTGTATTAAATAAAAAAAGCTTGATCCAAAGTAGCACACGGAAATAAAATAAATAATAATAAATTATTAGGAGTTTATTGTGGCAGTAGTTCAAATAAGTAAAATACAAATACGAAGAGGTAGGAAAAACCAAGGTGAAGGATTACCACAACTTGCAAGTGGTGAAATGGGTTGGGCATTAGATACCCAAGAATTATTTATTGGAAATGGTAGCGTAGCTGAAGGAGCACCGTTTGTTGGCAACACTAAAGTCTTAACCCAATACGATAATCTGTTTTCAATTGCTGGGGCATATACCTATAAAGTAGATGATGGTTACGTGTCGACTGGAATATCTCCTATTAAAAGGACTTTACAAGATAGGTTAGACGACAGAGTAAGTATTAAAGCTTTTGGTGCTACAGGTAACTCTAGCCAAGATGCAACAGTATTACTACAAACTGCCTTAGATCAATTGTTCCTTAATAACAATACAAAATCACTTGCAAAAAGTAGAGTATCATTACATTTAGAAGCAGGTGTTTATACAACAAGTAGTACAATATATCTACCTCCGCATGCAAGTATAATTGGTGATGGACCTAACAAAACTATTATAAGAAATATTGGCACAGGACCTATTTTTAAGACTGTAACAAGTGATAGCACTCCAGGCGTATATAATACTAATATTACATCATCTAATCGTCCGCAACACATCACTATTAAAAATTGTACGATTGAAGCTACAACAAACACAACTACCGGCCTTGATTTATATGCTATCACTGACAGCTTACTAGAAAATATCCATTTTAAAAGTGTTTGGAATTTTACTTCTGACGAAGAAGTTGCACATTACTCACTTACAGACTGTGTAGCAATTTTACTTGAATCTAAAAGTAAAGCATTAAAAAGTATGAATAATATAATTTCAGGATGTCATTTTTATAATTGGTTTGCTGCAGTCAAAAGTGATACTGATATAGAAAATAATATTTTTGATTCATGCTATTGCAATCTATTGGGTTACGGATTTCTATTTGGAAGTAATATGATAATTTCAAGCGATGAAACTGTTGCAACAAGAATTGGTCCTTACGAAACAAAAATAATAAATAGTAAATTTTTTGATATAGGTAGACAAGCTATCTATATCAAAGAAGGCACAAATAATCGCTCTCATAATAATCATTATACACAGGTAGGTAATGACGGAGGTGATGATAGTTTACCTGTTACATCAGTAATATATTTTGAAAACGCAGGTAATTCATCAAACGGTGACACGTTCAGTAGAACAAAAGTATTATCATATGATCAAGAATTTATTAATTCTAAGCCATATATAGCAGAAATAGACGGAATTATTAATTACACCAATAATGAAGAGCATTTAATTAGATTTCCAAGAGCAGGATCACCTACTCTTTTATTTAGATTGCCTAGTTTTGAACATCAAGTTTTTATCATCAACTACCATTTAAGAAGCTTGTCTAGTCAAAGTCAAAGATCAGGTATATTAAAAATTGTTAATGATTCTAGATTAAATGATATTTTGTTAAGCGACGAATATGATGTTTTATGGGACGGTATGGATTCTAGTACTGCAGTAACATTTACTGCTGAATATACTACCCATCAAAGTTTAAGAAATATAGATGTACTAGTTACAAATTTAATGCCAGAAGGAGATCAATCCGAAATTAAATTTACTATTACGTGTTCAAAAAATGTCGCAATTTCATGACAAAAATTTTGAAAATATCTTAAGTGACTGGGTTGTATTTAGAAATAATCTATCATTGCAAAAAAATCCAATTGAAGTTACAATAGATTTTTATAAAGATGTTTGGTTACAAAGCAGTCAGATTGATCCTTGGAAACCAGAAACTTGGCCTACTCCTTGGGAATTATTTTATAATAATAGGTTTTGTCAATTTAGCCTACTACTTATCATCTTTTATACTTTTATCCTGGGCTCGTTACCCTATGATAAATATGTTTTATTGATAGTAAAAAAAGGAAACTTACCAATGAGTTATTGCCTAGTTATAAATGACATTAAAATAGGTTACAATGACAACAAGCTATCAATCTTATCCCAATCTGATTTTAATGAAATAAATATAATCCACTCTTTTGATTTAACACAATTTAAATTTTTTACCTCGCTTAAAGAATGAGAAAATGACAATACAAATAATAAAACGAACTGGTAATAAAGAAGCCTTAGATATTGATAAAATACATAAAGTAGTTGAATTTGCTTGTGAAAATTTAGCCGGAGTTAGCAGTAGTCAAATAGAAATGAATGCAAATCTTCAATTTTATGATGGTATGAGCACTGCTGAAATTCAAGAAATATTAGTAAGAAGTGCTAGTGACTTAATTTCTTTAGATCATCCTAATTATCAATACGCTGCGGCAAGACTGCTTCTTTATTCAATATACAAAGAAGTATTTGGCCAATATAAGCCAATTACCCTACAAGAAATTATAAAAAACAATATTAGTAGAAATGTTTATGATATAGAAATTTTAGACAAATATTCTTTAGACGAAATCAGCAAATTAGACAGTTATATAAATCACAAAAGAGATGAAAATTTTACTTATGCTGGCCTAAGGCAGGTTGTTGACAAATATTTGTGTCAAGATAGATCTAATGGAGATTTATTTGAAACTCCACAATATATGTATATGATGATTGCTGCAACTTTATTTGCAAATTATCCAAAAGATAATAGGATGCATTATGTAAAAAAATACTATGATGCTATCAGCCTTTTTAGAATTAATATTCCAACACCAGTAATGGCTGGTGTTAGAACTCCTGTACGACAATTTGCAAGTTGTGTGCTAGTTGATATAGATGACACATTAGATAGTATTTTTTCTTCTGACATGGCAGTAGGAAAATATATTGCACAACGAGCTGGTATCGGTATGAATGCAGGACGTATTAGAGGAGTAAATAGTAAAATTAGAGGTGGAGAAGTAGCACATACTGGGGTGATTCCTTTTCTAAAAAAATTCGAAGCAACCGTAAGATGTTGTACACAAAATGGAGTAAGAGGAGGAAGTGCAACAGTTCATTTTCCTATTTGGCACCAGGAAATCGAAGACCTACTTGTTTTAAAAAATAATAAAGGTACAGACGACAATCGTGTAAGAAAGTTAGATTATTCTATACAGCTGAATAAAACAATGTACGAGAGGTTAATAGAAGGAAAAGAAATTACTTTGTTTTCTCCACATGATGTTCCTGATTTATACGAAGCATATTTTCATGATGCAGACCATTTTAAAGATTTATACGAAAAGTATGAAAGGGCCACTAGTATAAAAAAGAAAAAAATAGATTCTATGACTCTGTTTTCTTCGCTTGTTAAAGAAAGAGCAGAAACAGGAAGAATTTATATAATGAATGTTGATCATTGTAATTCTCATAGTAGTTTTATCGATCCAGTCTACATGTCTAATCTATGTCAAGAAATCACCTTACCAACTAAACCAATTCAACATATAGACGATCAAGAGGGAGAAATAGCACTTTGTATTCTAAGCGCAATCAACATAGGAACTCTAAAAGATATTACTGATTTGGAGGATTTATGTGATATTGCGGTAAGATCACTTGAAGAGATAATTGATTATCAAAAATATCCTGTCTCAGCTGCAGAAATAAGTACCAAAGCTCGACGAAGTTTAGGAATTGGATATATTGGATTAGCTCATTATCTTGCAAAAAATAAAGTAACTTATAACGATCCTAGTGCGTGGCAACTCGTTCATACATTAACAGAAGCTTTCCAATACTATTTGCTGAAATCTAGCAATGCTCTTGCAAAGGAAAAAGGATCGTGTGAAAAATATTCACGGACTAAGTATTCGATGGGAATTTTGCCAATTGATTCTTACAAAAAAGAAGTAGATACTCTTATTGATGCTAAACTAAAATTAGATTGGGAATTACTAAGGAAAGAAATAGGATTATACGGATTGAGGCATAGCACTCTATCGGCACAAATGCCGTCGGAAAGTAGTTCTGTAGTTTCTAATGCCACAAATGGTATAGAACCACCACGAGGTTATTTATCTGTCAAGAAAAGTAAAAAGGGTCCTTTAAAGCAAATTGTCCCCCAATATCAGACTCTAAAAGCGTTTTATACACTATTATGGGAGATGGAAACAAATGAAGGATATATCAATATCGTTGCTATTATGCAGAAGTTTTTTGATCAAGCAATAAGTGGTAATTGGAGTTATAACCCTGTGTATTTTCCAGATAATGAAGTACCAATGAGTGTAATGATTAAAGACCTATTAACTACTTATAAATTAGGTTGGAAAACCAGTTACTATCAAAATACATATGATTACAAACTAGATCCTAGTGATGTACCAGAAGACACAGAAAAAGATACACAGACACACGAAAAAGAAATAATGGTCGAAAATGTTAGTGAGGATTATTGCGAAGCGTGTGAGATTTAATAAAGAGGAAAAAAATGAAAACAGTTTTTAACAGAGAAAAAATCGATTTTGCGAAACAAACAATGTTTTTTGGTGCTGACCAAAACGTACAAAGATATGATACATATAGATTTCCGCAATTTGATAAATTAAATCAAGTCATGCTAGGGTATTTTTGGAGACCAGAGGAAGTTAACCTACAAAAAGATAGATCTGATTATCAAAATTTTCGCCCCGAACAAAAACATATTTTTACTGCTAATCTAAAATATCAAACTTTGTTAGATAGTGTCCAAGGACGTGGACCATGTCTTGCTTTTTTACCAATTACGTCTTTACCAGAACTAGAAGGATGTATTGTAACTTGGGATTTTTTTGAAACAATCCACAGTAGATCTTATACCTACATCATGAAAAATGTATATCCTAATCCGAGTGAAGTTTTTGATACCATACTAGACGACGAAATGATTATCAAAAGAGCAAACAGTGTAACAAAATATTATGACAAATTTTTAGCCTTATCAAGTCAATATATGCACGATAAATCTATAGATAAAAAAATTCTCAAAAAAAGTTTATTTTTGGCAATGATGACGGTAAATATTCTTGAAGGTTTAAGATTTTATGTTTCTTTTGCTTGTACTTTTGGTTTTGGAGAACTAAAACTAATGGAAGGCTCAGCAAAAATTATTAGTCTCATTGCAAGAGATGAAGCACAACATTTGGCGATTAGTACTCATGTACTAAAATTATGGATGCAAGGCAAAGACGATCCTGATATGGTTGATATTGCAAAAGAATGTGAGCAAGAAGTTTATAATTTATGGCAAGATTGTGTTAAAGAAGAAAAAGCATGGGCTGATTATCTTTTTGAAAATGGATCAATGATAGGATTAAATAGCACATTACTAGGACAATATGTTGAGTATATTGCTAATCGTAGATTAAAATCTCTAGGGTATGACACAATTTTCAACCAACCAGTAAATACTAATCCGTTACCATGGACCACTCATTGGCTATCTAGTGCAGGATTACAAGTTGCTCCGCAGGAAACAGAAGTCGAAAGCTATATTATCGGTGGAATTAAACAAGATGTTACAAAAGATTCACTAAAGGGATTTACATTATGATTGAAATATATGGAAAAAGCTCCTGTCCGAAGTGTCATCAAGCAAAAGTATTTTGCGAGACAAGGAATTTAAGTTATACCTATAAGCAGTTAGATAAAGATTTTTCACGAGAAGAAGTCCTTGAATGGTTTCCTGGAGCAAAAACGTTTCCACAAATTACCATTGATGGAAAAAAAGTGGGAGGCTGTGATCAGATGATTACTTATTTAGAAACAATGAATTACCAAAATATTATAGAATAGGATTTTATGTTAATAGAAAATACTTTTGATTTTAAAAAAGATGACCAGATAACATTAAAGCTTGTAACCAGTGAAGAAATTATTGCAGATTTTTTAGCTATAGACGGTGAATTTTTAACAGTGCAGCATCCTTTGACAGCGACAATAACAGAAAAAGGAGTAAATTTGCATCCTTGCATGCTTACTACTCACATGGATGAAAAACTTAAAATACATAAAAATCATATATTAATAGTAGCAAAGCCAAATGAAGAAGCAATTCAAACTTTTAAAGAAGCTGTAGCTAGACCAAGAAAGGAACAAAATGACATTACATGAACAAATAATACAAGCATTTAATAATTATGTAGCCGAAACTACAACTTTTGATGAAAAGGGAGTCAAGGCGGCTGCAGCAAGAGCACGGAAAGCTTTAGGTGATTTAGGCAAGCTTACAAAAGACAGACGTAAAGAAATACAAGATAAGAAAAATAGTCTGTGAGATAAAAAATGTATTCTTTGTATGATGCAAGAGAAGCTTGGGCAAATGTCCAACAGGGAAATGAAACATTAGGTATAGATTTCGGACTAGATAAATGGCATGAATTTATATCTGACTGGACAACGAGTATTAAAAGTTTAGGAACGATAATTAAAGAAGAAGAATTAGCACAAGGTATCATTGACACCTTTGCACCATTTATGGATTCAACAGCAGCATATAATGATGCAGTCAATAGTCCGGCAGATAATACAAGTGAAATTGAAGGCAAACTGAGTAATTTCTCTAAACTTTTTTTTACTACAAATGTTCCCGTAGCAGTAGGAGATTCAATATCTCAAGTTATAAATATAGATGGTGACGTTGCATTTGGCACTGTATACGATGTAAAAGATAATGTAGTGGTGTTATGGCCCTCATCTGCAAATCAAGATTGGTCAACTCCAGTTCTTTTTACTACTCTTCCGACTTTTCCAGTTTCAATCGCAGGAACAGAATATACGATTTCAAGTATCATTGATGCAGTTAGAAATAAAGCAGAAATCGATGAACTCGTTGGGACGGCTTCATTTGGTTTAGGTAATATCCAAGATGATTTTGTCAATGATTACCCACTCCTAAAAGCTGAAATAGACAAAATACCGCCATTATTAAGACAGGCATCTGTTGCAATGTCTTATAAAGATAGTCCCATGCTTCAATCTCCAGGCACTAATACAACAATTGGGCAACTTGCTCAAGTTGAAAGCGATGATCCTGCAGATTTTGCAAAAAAAGTAATGGGAGAAGAAGGAAAAGCTGCACTAAATAGTGTAAAAGGAGCATGGGACTCGTTAGTTTCACATTTTAATTATAATACGGGAAATGTTGCCCCTCAAGATGGTACAAGTGAATTTACCACAACCGTAAATACATTAGAAGGATACTTAATTGCCTAATGTTGCTAGATTAGCAGATCCTACACAAACTGCTACCTGTCCTCCAGGACATGATAAAAACCCATGGGTAGGTCCTGGTACTGTTAATTCTGGAAGTAGCAATGTTTTTGCTGAAAATATTCCTGTTGCAAGACTAGGAGATACTGTTGCATTAGGAGATCCTTTACATCCACAAGGCTCCGTTGTTGCTGGAAGTCCTGATGTTTTTGCAAATTATATTCCAGTAGCAAGATTAGGAGACACAACTGTAAATGGTGCAGGATGGGTTTCACCTATAGCAGTTGGTGCTAGTACAGTGACTGCTAATTCATAAAAAGGATAAAATGGCACAAATAAAAATACAAAAAAGAACAAGATTCCGTAAAAGGACGAGTATAGGAAACAGCGGATATAGCCGTCCTAAGAACAAAGGGATTCGCAGGGCATGGAAAAAATATCGCGGACAAGGCAAATAAATAATTGACAAGGAGAAAATTATGTGTAATAATCCAAACTGTAAGTGCAATCCTTGCAACTGTAAAGATTGCAAGTGCTAACATAGGAGATTAGATGCGTGACGGCAAACACTTAGCGATTTGGTTACTGTGTATGGCTATTATATACGTAGTACTTTGGTCATTAGAAATTGCCTTACATGTACCTGATCTAAACTAATAACGATGACGCTGAACAAAAGCTGAACTTGGACGCCGGTTCGATTCCGGCCACCTCCACCACACATTTTCAACATACGGGGGTGTTCAGGCATTCGACAAGCAG